TTTTTTGTAAAAAACTACTTATATCAGCCACGTTTTACACCTCCATTTTCTAAAGCTGTTAAACGATCTTCTATACTTTTGAAGCTCTCTTGTATCCCAATGATACTTTTACCGTTTAATTCTACCGTTTTTTCAGCTGTCTCTAGTCTTTCATCGTACATAGCAATAGCTTCTGTATTCTTTTGTATATCTTTTTGCATCTGTAAAATCACTTCAGATGTGGGTAAAGTTTGTATTTCTTCTTCAATTTTTTTTAAGGTATTTCCTAAATTAGAGATTGAATTAATAATTCCTTGCAGATTAGCATCTTCAACCGCAGCCGTTAAATCCTTTATTTCTTGTTCCGCATTATTTAAACTAGTTGAAAGTGAGCCAATTTGCGTATTAAGTCTGGACACTGTAAATTGTAATTCTGTAATTCTCTGAGATGATTTATTTGATTCACTTTGATACTGATTCAACGTCTTTAATTTATCACCGATTGAAAGAGAGGCACCTTGTGGACTGTTAATATCTAATGATTTCCCAACAATCCTTAATCGCTCATCAATTCCCATTATCGGATTTATTACCGGATGAGAATTTCCTGGCTCAAATGAATCGATATCAAGGCCGATTAAAAACAAATCCAGAGCACTTATTTTATATTGAACATGGGCTACCTTTTGATTCCTTAACCATTCTCTACCTTTAATTAATAGATTATTTGCTACTGTCACGTCATCCCATGTAAAGGATTTTCCTTGAATCCCAAATTCTTTTATTAATGCTTTGTCATCAATATACGGTAACCCGTTATTTACAGATTCAATTGTTAAACGTGCCTGAGATGCATCAGTTGCTCCTTCTTCAGCAGATTCAATACGATTACCCAATGGAGTTAATCGCGTAACAACTTGAGTTGGATCTACGTCACATGACATACTAATTAGATTTTTCGCGATTCTAATCTCCGTTTTTTTATCTTCACCAATACGTTCTAAACAATCTAAATAGCGAACTCCCTTCGCTTTTCGAATTTGGAGTTCGCCACCTAAATTATCTAGTAATTTTTCTTTAATTATTTCGTAAGTGTCTTTTTCAGCAGATAAGTAAAGATACAAATTGTTAGTAGAATTTGTGACTGTTACCCTACCAACCTTAAAACGTTTATACTCTTCTACCTGTGCATTGTGATAATCAATAATTCTCGAAAAAAGCTCCTTTGGAGTTCCACGAAATTCTAAATGCTTTTGAATTGAATCATGTAAATATCCAAGTTCACCTTCACACTCATACGCTGTACTATGAACCCCTTTGTTATCCATCTTTTTATTTGGCCCTAAGACACGCCCTTCAAATTCATACTTACCCGTTTTCATGTTTACGACTTGAATAAGTGTTCGTAATGGCTTTATTTTATTAAAGCCAGGATTGTTCATATAGAGGGAAAAGTTAAATGAATCGATTAGATTAATCTCTTTTTTTATTACACCAGTCGGTAGTTTCAACTCATTTACATGAGGACTGTGAACCATTGTTTTAATCCCATCATTAAGGATTGTTACTTCGTACATTAAATCAACTCCTTGTAAAAACGGAAAGAGATTGTACCTTTACCATTAATTTTGACTGCGTTTTCTCCTGATTTAAGTACAAAATTTCTATCCTTTGTAATACCAGATGGAACTGAATAAATAATCCCATCCTTTATAATTTTCATTGGACTGGATGTTTTAATTTCGGGTACTACATCAGAAGCTCCAGCATTTATCAGTTGTATTGATAATGAACCTTTCACATTGAAATCGGTTGTTTGAGCAACATCTAGCTCAAAATTAAATCCATCCCATATATCGTTACCTTCATGCAATTCAGCGACCATAAATGGATAAGCACGAAAGGTCACTGTCATTGTTCCTGTCTCCCAATCATCTTGAAAATCAGCTGCGCTTTCTACTTCAGCTAAAAAATAATATCCAGGAATTGTATCATCGTAGAGCTTTCTTCTTCCACTTGTATTCATCAGCCAATTAATCAATTTTGTTTTTTCAACTTGCATAGCCTGTGGAGTGTAATTACCTCTTCTTACTACATTAAACTGATATTTTAATTGTCTAGAACCATATGTCTGCGAACCATATAATTCACTAAAATCATATTCCACATTGGAAAAAGGCACCTGTACAATTATCTTTTCTTTTGATGGAAAGCCAATATCCCTTTCAGCTGGCATAGTATAACCCATGTCATTATATGAATGTTTTCCATCAAATTTAATACCATATAGCATCTATGCCAGACCCCTTTCGATTTTTCTAATTCTGACTCCACCTTCATGATCTGTATAATCACCGGTGATTTGAGCAAACGTCCTTCCATCCACTTGTAAGATAATTGGACGGTCATTACTTTGTTGTGGCATCGTAGATGCAATTCCTTTTCCAATGGCACCTAGTGTCTTTTCATTCAAGGGTAAAACACCTTCTGGTCCCGCTTCTCCTGCCCCTTGCAAGTTGTCACCATTCATTCCAAAAATAGTTGGACGAGTAAAGATACCGCCTTTAGCTCGCCAATCCACATTAATACCAGATGGATAAGAGATTTCTTTACCTGCAATGGTTTTAGAACTTGTCTGCAGACTAAAGTGTGGCATTTTAGGCATTTCAGGTTTAGGAATTTTCAACTTCAAATTATCAAAGAATCCTTTGATTTTATCGATAAATCCTTTTACACCATCAACCGCTTCTCTTATCGGGTCCATAATAAATCGTTTTGCCGCTTCAAATTTTTCTTGTGCAGCATTCTTCACAGCATCAAATTTTTCTTTCGCTGAATTATATAAATCAGTAAATTTTTGTTTAGTTGAATTATAGGCTTCAGTTACTGGATTAATCACATATTGTTTCACTAAATTCCAAGCCGCAAGCGTGTAGGATTTTATAGATTCCCAGTTTGATAATATCCAATTAGCTAAATCCCCAAGTTTTTGCTTTGTCCAATTCCACAATTCCTGAACTGGTTGAATGACATACTGTTTTACCAAATTCCATGCTGCAAGTGTATAAGATTTCACTGTTTCCCACTGTGAATTTAACCAGGAAACTAGCTCCCCGAGTTGAGATTTACACCAGTTATACGCTTCAACCATCGGATCAATAATATATTTACTAATGGCAGCCCAAGCAATTTGCGTTCCTGCTTGTATCAACAACCACCCTGCCTCTAGAACCGTAGAAATTAATGAAATAATTGGATCTAAGACGATAAGTATCGTATTCCACGTATCTTGCCAAGCTTGTACCAATGTTCCCCACAATTCAGATGCTGTTTCGACAAGTGACGACCACCAAGATGATGCTGTTTCGACAATTCCGGACCACAATTCGCTAAAAAATTGACCTATAGGGTCAAAAAAGCTATGCATCATTTCAATAAATGAAGACCAGGCACCCGAGAAATAATCAACTGTGGAAGACCACCCATCGCTACAAGCCTGAACTAAACCAGACCACAATTCACCAAACCAGGATGAGAATTGCGACCACTTTTCTGAAAGCCAATCGGTTATTTGTCCCCAGTTCTGTATTGCCCAAATAACGCCCGCTATTACAGCCGCTACTCCAGCGATAACAAGCATGACAACTCCAAGTGTTGTACCCAATACGCTAACCGATACTACAACTGCAGCAATAATGGGTGCCAAAACACCTACTACAGCTATCAATCCAGCAAAAACATAAACAAAATTTTGAATCGGCCCTGGTAGTTTAGTAAACCCATCAACTAAAGTTTTAATTCCCTCTACTACTGGCGGTAAAACATCTTTAGCTAATTCAGCAAGCTTCTTTCCAATGGGTTCAAAGGCTGCTTGCGTTTCTCTTAATGCTTTTTGAAATTGTTGACCAAGTGATTCTTCTTGAAGCTTCTTCATTTCTTCCATACGTCCGTTTACATCACCAAGACCACCATTTACATCAGTAAGACCTAATACAGCTTTAGCCCCCATGTCTTCCCAACGGGTAGCAAACAAGCCAACTCCAATTTGATTCTGTTTTACCTTGTCATCCATGCTTCCTAAATCGCCTATTACAGCTTTAAACACATCGGCGGCTGTTGCTTTACCATCATTAAATGATTTCCAAACTGCTTGCGTTTCCTCGGAAAGATCAGCAAACGCATCCGCTGTGCCTTTCGATCCGTCTTGTACTTTCTTTCCGAATTCAGCCACTGTATCATTGATATAATCCAAATTATAAGCGCCGTCACGCGTTCCATTCGCAAGAATGGTGAACATCTCTTCAGCTGAGAACCCTGCTTGTTTGAAGAGGGGAACATATTCTGAAAGGTTGTCAAACAATTCATCCGAGTAATTAAGCCCCTCTTGGGCAGCTGCTGCTAATAAATCAAATGTTTTCTCTGTAGATAATCCAAACTGACTCATTACTTGCCCGGCACCACGAGTAGCTTCATTTAAGTCCACATCATAGACTTTAGCTAATGTTAAAACATTTTCAGATGCACCTTGTAACTCTTCATGCGGAACATCACGCATATTTTGAAAGACTTTTATAAGAGCTTGATCAACTTCCTCAAGACTTTCACCAAATCCCTTTTTCCACACATCTTTCGAAATCTTACCAAGATTCTCTGCACCTTTTTGAGTCAAACCTAATGAAGCCTGTATTTTCCTTTGCGATCTATCAAAGTCTATCGCTATCCCAACAGTTGCTTTACCAAGTTCAATTAACTGTTGAGACATTCCTTGAAGTATTTGAGTAGCTTCCATCATATTGTGCAAGTCTAATTTCTTCCCTAGTTGCTCCATACCGTCTGCAGCTTGATCTCCACTTCGGCCAACACTCTGTAATGAATTCTCAAATTGCTTTAATGTAGTTTTAGCTTGGTTTAATTTCGTTTCAAGTTGCTGAACCTCTGTGGAATTTTCACCATACACACGCTTTGCTGCACTCAATTGTTGTTCTAAGTTATGGACGACTCTATCGGTCATTTCCATCTGCTGACGTAGTTGCTTTTGAGCTAAATCCAACTTATCCGCTTCACTGGCATTCTGCCCTAATTCAGCATTTTGGAGCTTGAATGAGCTTGTCAGGCGCTTTTGTTCTGCTTCTAACTTCTTAGAATCCTCTTGTAAATCACCTAAAGTGCCACGCGCTTCTCTCGCTTCAATTGCTTGCTCTGAAAGACCTTCATTCACTCGTTTCATTGCATTATTCAAAGAGGTTTCAGCACGCTCTGCATCGAGTAACTTACCGTACATTTTATTAAGTTGTTCCGCTGTCGTATTTGTATCTTTAGACATCGCTTGATATTCATTACGTAACATCGATGTACGTTTCTTAGCAGCTTCCATTTGAATTTCTAGCTTCTTCTTTTCAGCTGCTAATTTATCTGTTGCAGTTGCATCTTGGCCCATTGCGGCAATGTGATTCTTATATTCCTTCGCTGCGTTGTTCATGACCATGTTAATTTGCTTTAATGTCTGTGCATACTGAACTTGTCCATCCATTTTAAAATTAAGAACGACGTTTCTTTCTTTATTATTCCCTGCCATTTTCTCACCTCATTTCTTAATAAAATGGAGTTTGATCTAATGTGTAGATTTGTTTTGGTTTCTGTTCATTTAATGCATCCGGATTGTTGTATCGGAGATGCATGATATATTGTTTTAGAAAATGATTAGGAGTGATTTTCCAAAAATCATCCATGCTTAAACCGAGCAATGTATTACTGACATAAAAATAAAAATCCCAATCCAATTCGGACTGAGATTCATTATTTTTATTCAGTATGTTTTTTACTTTTTTTCTTGCTTCATCTTCTCCATATCAGAGTGTTGGAAGTTTTGCCCTTGAAAAATTTCGAATACCACTTCGAAAATACCAGGTACATCATAAAGTGGAATGGCATTTTGAATTTCAGTCGGTGTACACTCTGTTCCGCCGCTGCGTACCATTGCATAAATCAACGAGCGCATCAGTTTTGCTTCATTTTCTCCTAAACTGAATTCTCCTTTTGCCAACATAGCATTCATTTCTTTTTCAAACTCATGATACGGCTTCCCATAAGATTCTTCCACATGAGGGAATGATTCAAATGTAAA